TAAAAAATTTAGAACAATGGAAGAAAATTTTGACATCTTTAACCTGGACAATGAAGCATTCGTAAAGAAAGAAGCTAAGAGAGACGAGGACGAAAATATCTACAAACCCTACCCTGAATTGGGAAAGGACGGAGTATATAAGTCCTTGATTAGGTTTTTACCGAATCTTGCTAATCCCAAGAAATCCAAAATCCATCAATATTATGTGTGGTTGAAAGACCCCGTTGATGGTTCCAACCTTAAGGCACTTTGTCCATCAACCGTTGGAAAGAAATCAATTCTTAAAGATCTGTTCTGGAAATTAAAGAACTCCAATTCTGCAAAGGACCAGGAGCTTTCGAAGAACTTCTCCAGAAAAGAAGATTTCTATTCTCTAGTTCAGATCGTAAAAGATCCAAACAGACCTGATCTCGAAGGAAAGATTATGATCATGAAATTTGGAAGAAAGGTCAACGATATTATTGAACAACAAATCAAACCCGAATTCGGAGCCCCATCTAATCCATACGATCTTTTTGAAGGAAGAGCTTTTGGTCTTCATGTTAGAAAAGTTGGAGAATGGAATAACTATGATCTTTGCCAGTTCGTTGGTGAAAAATCTGCACTTGTAATCGACGGGGTAACTGTTGAAAAAGACGAGGAATCGAGAACAAGAATTTTAGGTTATCTCAAAACTGGTCCACAGGATCTGGAAAAATACGACTTTAAGGACTGGACCGAAGATGAGCATGAGAAAATTATGAAAATCGTCAGAAATACTATCCCTGATGGAAGAATGGTTGCGGAAATTATTGGAGGGTCTTCTGGAAGTACCTTAAAAGCTTCAACCTCGGCTGACGACTTTTTATCATCAACATCTGTTTCGGCCCCTGCACCTAAGAAAACAGCACCTCCAACGGAGGAATTCTTTGGATTCGACGACACCCCTACACCTAAATCTGGGTCTAAGAAAGCTTCCCCTTCCTTAGATGATCTATATCAAGATCTTTAATAATCACACAAAATGATGAAGATCTATGGCCACATTAGAGAAGTCGGTATCTATTGATCTGGCGAGAGTCAAAATGCTCGTCAAAACAGTATTAGACTCTAATTTTAAAAATGAACCTCTTAAGGCCGTAATCTATCAAGCGGGCAACAGGCTTAATTTCTGTTGCCCGTATTGTGGTGATTCCCGGGACTACAAAAAGAAAAGAGGCAATCTGTATCTTGATTCCTTATCCTATAAGTGCTATAACGGGGGATGCGGAGTTTTTAAATCCCTTACTTACTTCATGGATGATTTTGGATTTTCAGATCTCCTCACGGGAGATGAAAGATCTGAAATAATCTCTATTGCGAAGGAGAATAACGTTAGGAGAAGAGTTAGAAGCACTGTAGATCACTTTATTTCAGAGAACTATAAGGATGTTATTATCAGCAGGGAATCTCTCAAGGAAAAACTTGGACTTACCGAATGCACTGGGTTGATCCAGAAATATCTGGAGGATAGAAACCAAAGAGTAGATTCAAAATTTCTTTGGGATCAAAGTCGGAGAAATCTTTATGTACTTAATCTCACTGCAGATGAGAAAAGTGTTATAGGTCTACAGATCCGTAATATGTCCAGAAAGACCGGTAGTAGTAAGTATTATACATATAAACTTTCTGGGATCTATAAGAAACTCCTCAAAACAGAAACCCCTGAAATTATCCTCAAAGCAGAGGAGGTTGACCCCGTCTCAACCGTTTTTGGATTTTCCATTGTTGACATTGATTCTATGATCACGGTTTTCGAAGGACCTATGGATTCTTTCCTCTGTCCAAATTCAATTGCGCTCTGCTCAATAAACAACCCGTTCCCGTTCGAAGTTGATAATAAGCGTTGGCTATTAGATGGAGATCAGGTGGGGAGAGATAAAATGAGGGATCTTCTCTTAAAAGGAGACACGGTATTTTTATGGGGAAGATTTATCAAGGAAAATAATCTTCCCGAAAGAGATAAGTGGGATCTTAACGATGTGGTAAATTATGTTAGATCCGAGGGGGTCAAAATAAAAAAATTAGATAACTACTTTTCGAATAATAAATGGGATCTTTTGGAAATATAGATATATTATACATGGAGAAAATTCAGAATGAATGGGATGACCTAGCGGACATTGAGAGAGATAAAAGCCCTATCAAATTCCCAATCACTATAGAAAAACTAGACCTTCCTATTCTTGGAACAAATCTTGAAAATTTTGCACCATCTCCTGCTATAATTAAATCAACCAAGATTGTTAAAGTTGAAGAGATCAGTCTAAAAAAGAGCAAGAGAAAATGCAACAAACTAATATAGAAGAACAGAAGCAGGACTTTTCGGTCGTGTTTTCCAATGAGAGAGAAGAGTGGAAAGAAAAAATTCGCGAGCTCTCCATCAGATCTAGGAATATTAGAGAATTGGGTGAAGTTCAGATAGAACTCTATTCCAGCAGGCAGATCTTATTGGAGTATGCTTACAAACTTGGGCAGATCCTGATTAAACTCAATACAAAATACCGTAAAGAAAGAGGGGACAGAATGAAATTTTATTCAGAAATGTCTCAGGTCAAGTATGGTACAAACGAAAAAACACCCCTGATCGAAGCAGATCTTTCGGATCTCAAAGAAAGAATAGACCTTGTTGATAATCACATGTCATTCATGAATGAGTCCATTAAGACAGTTGATCACTTCCTTTATGGGATAAAATCAAGGATATCCCTAGAAACATTTATGAGAGGAGGACAGTAAAGAGAAAAAATTCTTGCTAGAGTATGACAGATATATAAACTGTCATGAATATTTATAAAATAACGAATTTATTGAATGGTAAGATTTACATAGGGCAGGAAAAGAATTACAATCCAAATTACTATGGAAGTGGCATATTAATAAAGAAAGAAATAGAAATCCTGGGGAGGGAGAATTTTAGGAAAGAAATTATAGAATACTGCCATAACATACAGGATCTTAATAAAGCTGAAATTTTTTGGATTAAAAATTATAATTCTACAAATCCAGATATAGGTTACAATTTAGCAAAGGGCGGTTCTTTGTTTTATATGAGTAGTGAAATAGCTAAGAAAATATCTGAAGCCTTAAAGGGTAAATATAGAGGTAAGGATTCTTCCAGATATGGATCAAAATTAACGGAAGATCATAAGAGAAAAATAAGTGAATGTAACAAGGGACGCAGATGGAGTGAAGAGAGTAGGGAAAAAGCATCGAAATCCAGGAAGGGAAAGGAGATGTCTTATGAGACAAGGAAGAAAATTTCAGAAGCTAAAATTAACATTCCATTAAAGGTGGATCACAGGGATAAAATATCTAAAGGGATCACCGGTAGGATACATTCAGACGCAAATAAACTAAAAATATCTATTGCCAATATGGATAAAAAACAGAAGCATTCTAAAATTGTATCAGCATTTAATATGAATACAGGAGAAGCTAAAAAATTTAACAATATATCATCTGCTGCCCGATTTTTTAATGTTTCAAGGGGAACAATTAAACATGGAGCTGGTCGAAAAATAAAAGAGTGGATAATAAAATTAGAATAATGTAGTAATAATATGATTTCATTAAGAACCTCCGATGATTTAAAATTCTTAGAATTAATAAATTACACTGAGGGATGGGAAAAAAGGCAATTGGAGTTATCTTTAACTAAAAAAATTCATAACCATTTTTTCCATCCTCTGGTGAAAAAAAAAAATATGGAATGGTGATATTTGCTTTGTAGATAAAAGATCTACCTTTTGGAGGATCCCTATTGGTTTATGGAGCGAGATTTATTCCATATGTGAAAAATATAATATCGATGTATCTATCGATGGATTGGATAAACTCATAGATACATCATTAAACCTAGATAATTTTACTCTTTGGTGTAATGAATTCTTCAAGGATAAAAAATTCAAGCCAAGAGACTATCAAATAGAATCTGCATGGAAAATCATAAGATTTAAACTCAGTGTTTCTGAGGTTGCTACATCATCAGGAAAAACCCTTATTGCATTCATGGTTCTTGCATATCTTAAGAAAGTCCATGGCATTAAGAAATTTTTGATGGTAGTTCCTAATGCTAACCTTATTATGCAGGGAAGCGAGGACTTTGAAGAATATGGGCTGGACGAACTTGATGATTGTGAGCTTCAGCAAATTCATGGTGGAAACAAGAAGAAAATTTCTTCTGGCCTGATGATAGGGACATACCAATCTCTGGTTAAGATGGAACCTGAATTTTTCGTGACTGGGAAAC